AAATGGACGCACATTTAATTTGGTCGGCAGTTTTATCTATCTTGATGGGAGCGTTTGGCTTCTTCATGCGGGAAAAACTTGCCCAAGTAAAAGACATAGGCGAGGACATTAAGCGTGTCGAGCGCCTTTTAAACATAACCCGCGAGGAGGTAGCCCGTGATTACGTTACTCAAACAGAAATTCAACGCATTACTGACCATATTGACCAACGCTTCAATCGCCTTGAAGCAAAGATTGACCAGCTTATTCAAGCGGGAAGATAATGCCAAGCACTAGCAAGAAGCAACACAATTTCATGGAAGCGGTGGCTCATAACCCAGCGTTCGCCAAGAAAGCAGGCGTTCCTCAATCCGTGGGGAAAGATTTTAGTAAGGCCGATAAGGGCAAAACTTTTAAAGAAGGTGGAAGTATGGCAGGCAAAATGAACCCCGGATTTATGGCGATGATGGCTAAGAAAAAAGAATCTAAGCCTTCTGCGATGGGTAAACCAACAATGAAACCCGGCATGAGTACAGCCAAGGACGGCATGAAAAAGCCCACTCCTATGGCTAAAACTGACATGGCAGGCAGCATGATGGGCATGAAAAAAGGCGGCATGCCAATGGTAATGAAAGATGGAAAAAAAGTTCCAGCTTTTGCCGCAAAGAAAATGGCGACTGGCGGTTTGGCCGCTGGTCACAAGTCTGCTAATGGTATTGCTACCAAAGGCAAAACTAAAGGCAAACAGATCTCCATGCCCGGAAACAAAGGCATGAAGTCTGGTGGCATGGCTAAGAAATACTGTTAAGGAGTTACCATGAAAAAGATGAAACGTTATGAAGATGGCGGAGATATTGACGCATTAGAGGCGGCAAATAAGTCTGATGAATCTCAGTCTATTGCTGACGAAGCTAAGGGCGAAGCAATGCTCAAGGGAATGCGGGATAAAGCGGCAAAGCCAAAAGCCAAGCCAGCAATGCCAGCACTAAGTGCCGCTGACTTTAAAGCCGCTCCTTCAAAGCCTAGATCAACCCAATATGGAGCAAGCGTTCCAAGTATGGGTGCTTCTGGCACCTATGGTGGCGGCTTAGGACGTAGATCTAATCCTGAGTATCCAGAAGACGCTTCTAAAGCTATGGCCGACATGAAGAAAAAATCTTCTCCTGATGTGACGAAGATGTCTGCCAATGAGCGCACAAAGCAAAATATTGAAGACACAAAACAAAACATTAAAGAAAATCTTGCAAGCGCTAGATCGGGTAGCGGCAAAACTGATTCCCGATCTGTTAATGAGCGCATCCGTTCTGGCATCCGTTCTACTCTTGGTTTTGCTAAAGGTGGTTCTGTTTCTGCATCTAGTCGTGCTGATGGTATTGCTCAACGTGGTAAAACTCGCGGAAAGATGTGCTAATCATGCCTAAAGCCACTCCCCAGCATATAGACGATAAGACTAGCTACAGAGACTACAAGCCTCAAGTTGCGGGCAGTGGTATTAAGGTTGATCCTATGCCCCTTTCTAAAGGGGCTAAAGAGGATTACATGGGGAAGAGTAAGTCCAAAGATGACATGACTTTACCACTCAGTAAAGGAGCTAAGGAGGACTATATGGGTACAAGCAAGCCAAACAAAAAGGCTGACCTAGATATTGTTCCTTTGGCTAAAGGCGGTATGACTGCGTCTAAACGTGCGGATGGTATTGCTCAACGCGGCAAGACCAAAGGCACAATGATCATGTGTGGCGGTGGCTATACAAAAGGTAAAAAATGATGGCAAGCCGAGGAATGGGGGCTGTTGATCCCTCTAAGATGCCCGGCCCGAAGCGTAAGGCTAGACGGGACAATACCGACTTCACTGAGTATGCTGAAGGCGGTAAGGTCAATGCTGCCGGAAATTACACAAAACCTAGTCTGCGTAAGCGGATTGTGTCTCAAGTAAAAGCGGCAGCGACCCAAGGCACTGGCGCAGGTCAGTGGTCAGCCCGTAAAGCCCAACTTGTAGCCAAGAAGTACAAGGCGGCAGGTGGAGGCTATCGAGATTGAAAGCTCCGCAGCAATCCCTTAAAAACTGGGGCGATCAGAAATGGCGTACCAAGTCGGGAAAGCCGTCGTCAAAAACTGGTGAGCGTTACTTGCCAGAGGCAGCAATCAAGTCTTTAAGTTCTAAAGAGTATGCGGCAACTACCAAGGCAAAGCGTGCAGGTAAAGCCAAGGGTAAACAGTTTGTGGCTCAACCCAAGGGTATAGCAAAGAAAACAGCAGGATTTAGATAATGGCATACACCTCCGGCAGTACCGCATTTAACCTTGACTTCACCGAATTAGCGGAAGAAGCGTGGGAACGCGCTGGGCGGGAGATGCGTTCAGGATATGACCTAAGAACCGCACGTAGATCAATGAACCTGTTAACCATTGAATGGCAAAACAGGGGAATCAATATGTGGACGATTGAGCAAGGCTCCATCGATCTCGTTGCAGGTTTAAACACGTATCCAACCCCGACAGATACCATTGATCTAATGGATCATGTAATCCGTACTGGGGCTAACAGCGCCAGCACACAGTCTGATTTAACGATCACCCGCATTAGTTCTTCGACCTATGCCACGATCCCTAATAAATTACAGCAGGCTCGTCCTATCCAGATTTTTGTTCAAAGGAACTCTGGCGAGACAAACCCCGCCAATTCCACGTTAAGTACAACCATCACCGCCACAAGCACAGAGATAACTCTCAGCACCACGGTTGGATTGGCTGCGGCTGGGTACATTAAATTAGATAATGAGACTATCTACTATCAGTACATTACAGGCAATACCCTATATGTATGTTCAAGGGCGCAGAACGACACGACGGCAGCAGCCCATACAGCGGGCATCTCGGTGTATGTTCCCCAGCTCCCTGCTGTGACCGTCTGGCCTACCCCAGATGACTCAACCCCGTCTCAATTGATCTATTGGCGGCTACGGCGCGTGCAAGATGCTGGTGCTGGTATACAGACTGGCGATATGAATTTCCGCTTTCTACCCGCTGCTGCGGCAGGATTAGCCTACCAAATTGCAGCCAAGGTTCCTGAACTGATGCCACGTGTGCAAATGCTTAAAGAGATGTATGACGAGCAATTTAACCTTGCCGCTGGTGAAGACCGTGAAAAGGCAGCAATTAGGTTTGTTCCTCGTCAATCATTCATTGGAGGGGGTAGCGCTTAATGGGCAATAGATTTGCTTCTGGCAAATACAGTATTGCCATGTGCGACCGTTGTGGTCAGCGCTACAAACTCAAGGAGTTAAAGAAGGAAATCATCAAGACAAAGCTGTACAACATAAAAGTTTGTCCTGAGTGCTGGGATCCAGATCAGCCTCAGTTACAACTAGGTATGTATCCAGTTGATGATCCGCAGGCTGTGATGGATCCACGTAATGACGGCACGTACGTGACTGCGGGTGTGAATGGATTGCAGGATAACCTATCTGGTTTTGGCGGGTATCCAACAGGAGGTTCTAGGGACATCCAGTGGGGCTGGTATCCAGTAGGTGGATCGAGTGAATTTGATGTGCCTTTAACACCAAATAACTTGGTGGGAACGACAAGTGTTGGTACAGTAACGGTTAGCGTAACTTAGGAGTTAAAAATGGACAAGAAAGATTTAAAACAAGACAAGAAAATGATTGCTGGTGCAGTGCATAAGCATGAGAAAAAATTACATCCCGGTAAGCCTATGACCAAGTTAGCCAAAGGCGGCAAGACCAATGAGCAGATGCGTACGTTGGGTCGTGGTTTAGCCAAGGTTGCTAACCAGAAGAAGTCTTCTTTCACTTACAAGCGCGGAGGCTAATATGGGATACAGCAAAAAAATGATGGGCAAGGAAGTTGGCGATGCCAGCGTCTACGCTGTTCCACACACGATGGACGGCAAGACTGGCGTAAAGATGCGCGACAAAGCACCTATGCCCCGCAAGAAGGATTGGACTCCTATGGATGGAGTGAGCATTGGTTCTAACGATGAAGTTAAAACTACTGGCATCAAAATCCGTGGAACAGGCGCTGCCACTAAAGG